AAATACAATATCAAAGGTGAAGACCTTGCCAAATTCAACCTCGGATATGAGGTAAAGCAGACCGACTTCTCTATAGGAGGGGAAAAGCTATTCTCTTCCGACACTGATATTGCGGATATACAGGAAGACACTGTTGATATCGCTCCACAAGATGACGAGGGAGAAATCTTTGCACGTCCGGGAGACATCTTCCGATTGGGACACAATAGGTTGATGTGCGGAGACTGCCGTGCAAAGAAAGATGTTGTCGCCCTGATGAATGGAAGAATGGCTGACATGATACTTACCGACCCTCCATACAATGTTAATTATGAAGGTGGAGGAGAAAGTAAACTCACCATTCAGAATGACTCAATGGAAAATGATTTGTTCCTTCGCTTTTTGCAGTCAGTATTCAATGTTATGTTTTCCATTGTGAAGCCTGGAGGTTCTTTCTATGTCTTCCATGCTGACTCTGAAGGCGAGAATTTCCGTCGCGCTATCCGAGAAGCAGGTTTCAAAATCGCCCAGTGCTGTATTTGGGTGAAGGATACATTCGTCATGGGGCGTCAGGACTACCAGTGGAAGCATGAGCCTTGCCTGTATGGTTGGAAAACAGGTGCTGCCCATTTTTGGAACGCTGACAGGAAGCAGACAACGGTATGGAATTTCGACAAGCCAAAAGCCAACAGGCTGCACCCTACGATGAAGCCTATAGCCCTCATGGCATATCCGATAACAAACAGTACAAAGAACGGTGATGTCGTTGTGGACTTGTTCTCTGGTTCAGGTTCCACCATTATGGCTTGCCAGCAAACGGACCGTATAGGCTATGGTATGGAGATAGACCCGAAATACGTTGCTGCAACTGTACGTAGGTTCATGGCAATGTTTCCACAGCAGCCAGTACTGTTGGAAAGAGACGGTGCTGTTCTTTCTGAAGATGAAACCAAAAAGATTATTCTATGGAATTAATCAAAAAAGAAGTACTGTCAGATGAGTATGTAAATCAAGTAAGAACGTTCGGAGCGTTGAGTTATACGCCCGAACGTATCTGCAGGTTGCTCGGTCTGAAAGGAGCCAAGCGCACGACCTTATTGTATCGCATAAACACGCCTGGCGATGTTTATTGCGAAGCCTATCATCAAGGTCGTGCGCTTGGTGAATATAATATTGACGCAGAACTCGCTAAGAAGGCAGAGAAAGGAGAGATAGATGCTATCACTCTGCTGGAAGAACGTAAGAACGAACGTGAAGAGAAAGACCTGCGCATGAATTTATTTGGTATATGAAAAGTCAAATCGAGAAATTAGATTCCATTCACCCAGACCTTATATCCGCATTTTTGACAGGTGGAGAATGTGAAGGTATTCCGCAAGACGTGAGATTATTCCTGCAGCAATTGCAATGGTCTGCGGAGATTTTCGAATATGAACGTAATATTACAAGGGCAGCTCGAAAACTAAAGCTACGTATCAATGCAGAGCAGCGTATCAAAATAGAAGAGCGCACTTGTATGGAGAGGATTTATCAGGCAATCAACTATTTTCAGGTTGATTGCAATGTTCCTATCAAAGTTTGGGAAAGCAATTTTGCCAACAAATATGAAGACCTTGCCAAACTGTGTGGTTCTACTGGCGATTATAAAGGTATGAAAAACTGCTACGATGCTGCATTGGAATGCCGTCGCAGAGCTTCTGAAATTGCTGAAGCAGACAGGGATTTGGGAGTTCAATTCTTGATAACACCTGAATTGACACCCGAGAAACTCGGTTTCTCAAAGAAAAGCCTAAAGGAAATAGCAGCCAAGCATAATGAAGGCTTCTATGTTACGCTTATCGACTCGTTGCCTATAGAAACAAAAGAAAAGAAACGCCTGTTGCGAGATGCCGATATTCAAGAAGCAGAAATAATGGAGGAGATTCCGAATGACTGAAAAAGAAATAAATGAAAACAGTATGCTCAACTTCGAGCACTACTACATGAACCGTGTGCAGCTGCTTGCCAATATAATCGACCCCAATATGCTTTATGCCGAATGGGCACGTGCTACGGGTAAGACCGAAGGCGTCATCGTCCCACGGCTTATCCGTGTGACAAATGATATGCCAGGAGAATTGTCTTTCCTGGTGCACAAAACATACGTGGCACTGATGACCAACGTATGGCCAAACATTCAGGCTTCGTTCTCACGTCCTGTAATCGTAAATGGCAAGCAGCGAGCCATGCTTGAATATGGCATCGATTATGTTGTGGGAGAGGCAAAACTGCCTTCACACTTTCGTCAGCCACGTTATCCGGTAGCCTATGCAAAGCACTCGGTCATCTTCCGTAACGGAGCACACCTGCAGCTGGTGTCTTCCGACCAGCCCGAGAGTGTTGCCGGTCGAAATGCCGTGCACGCATTCGTCGAGGAAATGAAGCACAACAGCGGAGAGAAACTAAAGTCGCGACTCTTTCCTTCACTTCGTGGTGGTTCTGCCGAAATTCGCAAGTCAGCCTACTACGAAGGTGTTACCGGTGTGAGTGATACAGCACGTGTAGACCTTGGTGAAGATGATTGGTTCGAGGACTACGAAAACAAGATGGACACAAGGCTCATCGAGGAAATAGCTTCTGTGTCGCTTGCCATCAACCAAACACTGTACAAGCAGTTCATGCTCCAGCAAGAATTGCGCAACACCAATAACCCTGTTGCAATAGAAAAGATACGTTTGGAAAAACAAAAACTCAATGCCTTTATCGCCCGATGGAAACCACGTATTGCCGATATGCGACGCAATGCCATCTATTATATACGAGCATCTTCGTTCTGTAATAAGGATATACTCGGTCCGAAGTTCTTCAAGACGCAGCTCGACACCCTCGACATGGACGAGTTTCTCACCGCCATCTGTGCTATCCGTCATAAGGAGGTAACCAACAAGTTCTTTACAAGCTACGACCACGAGCGACATCAATTCAAAGACAGCTATATCTACGACCAAATACTGAAGATGAACCTCAAAGACCACTTCACGCTTACTGCACGCTTCCTTCGCCACTACAATAAGCGCGAACCTCTGTATATAGGTTACGACCCTGGTAATTTTCAATCGCTTATCGTTGGGCAGAAAAAGGAGTACGGCAGTCGCTTCGATATTATTAAGGAATTTTGGGCATATATACCCGACGACCAGCAGAATCTTGCACAACAGGTGTATTCATTCTTTGGCAACGACGCAGTGAACAAGGTTATACACCTCTATCCCGACCGTGCCGGAAACAAAACAAGGGAAGAATTGGAGCAAATAACGACCGACTCGCTGACAATGAAGGCAGCCTTGGAGAGTTACGGTTTTTCTGTTTTTCTCTATAACGATGGCGCACCTACTATTTATCACTGGCAGCAGTTCCGCTTGTGTCAGTTGCTCTTTGCCGAGAAACTTCCCTTACTTCCCAAGGTGCGTATCGACGAGAATGAATGTCAGAACCTTTGTAGTGCAATTCTTATCAGTCCGCTGAAGAAAACGAACGGTAAAATCGAGCTTGATAAATCAAGTGAGAAGAAAACGGAATTAAAACGTCGTCCAGGACTGACAACACAGCTTCCAAGTGCAATGATTTATCTTTTATATGGTCTTTATTCAGACCTTATTAAAAAGGAATTGAGCAGTTATCCGGACGATTTACCCGAAAATATAGCGATATAAGCCCCTATAAAGTCCAAAAACGAATATAAAAAACGTCCAAAATAAGGCAATAAGGAGGGCTTTTTACATAGGTAAAAATGCTACTTTGTTGAAAATCAATATATTACATTTTAAAAATGAAAAATCAAAATAAACAAACGACGCAAATCAGGACGCACCGCTGATTTTTGATAATGCGGTGCAACCTCTCGAAAAGATGGAAATATGACGGACACCTCCGACGAACGTCCTTTGCAACAATAGAATAATTAGATAATTTCGCAAGTGATGGAGAAAACTATCGAAATAGACGGTATCAATGCAATGCAGTGGGCAAGGGAGATAAGCAAGCTACCTGAAGGGGACTTCACGCTCTGCTTCTTTCCTTATTCGAGGTCGCAGGGTTTGGCTGGAGATACTTTGACGGTGAAGAATCACTGCAAGTATAGAACACAGCTGCCACAGGATAGATTTTCGGTTGATGCAGAGAATTATTTTCTATTCGAAGATGAAGACGGCAATCCTAAGATGTGTTATCGTATTCTTATTAGATACATGGGTTTTCCTAATGATGGATATAAACTTCACAAGATAAATTGGTTATGAACGATAGAATAGAGTTATACGGCAACGCTGGTAATTATATTGCAGATGGCAATGTTCTCTCTTTCCAAATTGGGGAGGGTCAACAGCTATTCAACACTCCTGGTATGCTTATTCCACAGGAGAATAGGGCGTACCTTCACGAACACCAGCG